TAAGAGCTCAATTATATTCAGATTATGATGTGATGGATACTGATGCTATTATAGCCTCAGCTTTAGACATTGTATCTGATGAATGTTCTTTAAAGAATGAAATGGGTGAAGTTCTTCAAATCCGTAGTTCGGATGAAGATATCCAGAAAATTCTTTATAACCTATTTTATGACGTTTTAAACATAGAATTTAATTTATGGTCTTGGGTTCGCCAAATGTGTAAATATGGTGATTTCTTCTTAAAATTAGAGATCGCTGAAAAATTTGGTGTGTATAATGTTATTCCATATACTGCTTATCATATAGAACGTCAAGAAGGATTTGATAAAAATACACCTACTGCTGTAAGATTTAAATTCAATCCTGAAGGATATGTAGGTGGAGGATATGGTCAATTTAGTGTTCCTCATCAATTCAGTCCTGATTCAACAGGTATATATTTTGACAACTACGAAATGGCACACTTCAGATTATTAACTGATGTAAATTATCTCCCATATGGTCGTTCATACATTGAACCAGCTCGTAAATTGTTTAAACAATATACATTGATGGAAGATGCTATGTTGATTCATAGAATTTCTCGCGCTCCAGAAAAACGTATTTTCTATATTAATGTAGGTGCTATTCCTCCTAATGAAGTAGAAAACTTCATGAAGAAAACAATATCTACAATGAAGAAGACTCCATATATGGATGAAAAAACAGGTGAGTATAACTTAAAATACAACATGCAAAACCTGTTAGAAGACTTTTATATTCCAGTTCGAGGTAATGATCAATCAACTAAGATTGAAACTACTAAAGGATTAGAATACAATGGTATGGAGGACGTAGTTTATTTAAGAGATAAATTGTTTGCCGCTCTTAAAGTACCTAAAGCATTTATGGGTTATGAAAAAGATTTAACAGGTAAAGCAACATTAGCAGCAGAAGATATTCGTTTTGCTCGTACAATTGATAGATTACAACGTATTGTTTTATCTGAACTTTATAAAATCGCATTAGTACATTTATATGTTCAAGGATATAAAGGTGAAACATTAACTAACTTTGAGTTATCTTTAACTACACCTTCTATCATTTACGATCAAGAACGTATTATGTTAATGAAGGAAAAAGTTGATTTAGCTAAAAATATTATGGAAGCTCAACTTTTACCTACAGATTGGATTTATCACAATGTATTCCACTTCAGTGAAGACCAATATGATGAGTACCGTGATCTTATTTTACAGGATGCCAAACGTAAGTTCAGATTGGGTCAAATTACTGAAGAAGGAAACGACCCGTTAGAAACAGGACGTTCATATGGAACACCTCATGATTTAGCTACATTATATGGTAAAGGCAGAATGGCTTCTAACCCAGAAAATGTACCTACAGGATATGGAGATGATGTTACATTAGGTCGTCCTAAAGAAAAAGTATCTACAATTAATACTCAAGATAACCCATTAGGTAGAGATAGATTAGGTAGAACAGCTAATAAGTATGATGATACTATGGATGGTTTGTCTAAACAATTAACTGAGAATGTTTATTTGAAAAATAAACAACTGTTAAACGAAATGGAAAAAAAGATAGTATTCTCCGCTGATAAAGCAAAAGAATCACTACTTGATGAAAATCAATTGCGAGATTAAAATATCCTTATATATTTATAACAAAAATATCACTTAGATGTTAATTAAACATTCGAAATTTAAGAATACTGGTATTCTTTTTGAACTTTTAGTTCGTCAAATTACAGCCGATACTTTATCAGGCAAAGAATCAAAAGCCACAGGTATTCTAAAAAATTACTTCAATAAAACTGAATTAGGACGTGAATATAAACTATATGATAGTTTATTAAAGCGTACTAATCTAACTGAAGGTAAAGCAGAAACAATCATTAACACTATTTTAGAAAGTTCTAAACAATTAAATCGTTCTGCACTTAAAAGACAAAAGTATAACTTAATCAATGAGATTAAAAAATACTATAATTTAGAAGAATTCTTCAAAACTAAACTTCCTAATTATAAAGCTCATGCTTCTATTTATACATTAATTGAAGCTTATTCTAGCGATAAAAAAATATCTCATGAGCAAATCATTGAAAACAAATTGTCTTTACTTGAACATTTAACTTCTTCAACAATTAAAAAAGAAAATAAAAAAGAAGAAGTATTTGAAGAACTTTCTAAACAAGATAAAGAAACTCGTATTTTAGCATATAAAATTTTATTAGAGAAATTCAACGAAAAATATTCTGACTTTAGTAATACTAAAAAAATTATCTTAAAAGAATACATTAATATTGTTGACAATCCAGTAAAATTAAAAGAATTTTATAATACTAAAGTAAACGAGATTAAAACTAAATTATCTAAACTTAATAAGAAAACAAAAAATCAAGTCACTAAGATTAAAATTGATGAGACTTTAAATTTATTAATTGAATTAGATAAAAGTGCTAAGGTTAATAATGACCATGTTGTGAACTTATTACAATATTGTGATTTACTTGAAGAACTAGAATTAGCTAATGGCTGAAGAGACTAATAACGACGACATTAAAGGGTTTGAATCTAAACCCACTGGTGAGTTTGATCCTGAGACAAAATCAATGGAATGGGATATTACTTATAAGGCTAATTATGGTTTAATTTATAAGTTATTTAGAAATCTTCATAAAGAATTTAAGGCATTTATTGTTGAAGATGAAATTAAAAAGGATCCTAAATTTAAAGAAATATTTAATGGCTTTAATTATTTATGGAATCAACTTAAATCTCATTTACGTACCAATTACCCTAAGAAATATAAACAACTACAGACATTAAGTGAAGAAGAAGCTCGTGAATTGATCCAAAAAGCATTAAGAGAAATGAGTGCTACTGGAGCAGGTCCTGGAGCTGGACATTTCACTCCAGGTACTGGAGCAAATTATGCTACTCCATTTGCTTTTAATCCAAATAAGAAAGCTAAAGGAGCTAAAAATATTTACTACTATAAGTTAGGTTGGAAACCTGTTCCTGCTGAAGAACTCCATAAACAATCAAAAGCAATTGATCATAAAGATTTATGGAAGAAAAAATTAAAGGAAAATGAAGAAACAGATCAAGCATATGTTGACTCATTAAACTTACAGGATCCATCCTTAAAGAAATTTATTGGTAATAAGATTGGAGAATTTGATCAAATTGAAGACAAATTAAACACTTTATTGCCTTTATTAAAACAAGCTAAATTAAAAACTATGGAACATTATAAAGAGTCTCCTGACTTTGATGTTCAATATGGTACTGATTTAGCAGTTGACTATTTAGACAAAATGATAACTTTATTTAGAGATAAAAAAGACTAATGAAAACACTTCAAGAACATTACAACGCCATTAAAAATGGTAAAGGCAATAAAGCTCAATTCTTAAAACAAGCTCGCCAATTATTTCCTCAGTACTTTAACCAGTACTCAGATTTTGACACCGCAACTAATGTATTGAAATCTAAACAGATTATCAGTGAAGCAGCTGGTGGTGTTATCTCTAAAGGATTTGATATTTTTGATTGGAAAAAGATTTTAGCTGAAGAAGCTAAAGCTGAAGAGAAAAAAGTATCTAAAGAAGTTGAAGAAGATCAGGAACATAACTTTGATTACAAAGACATGAAGAATGCTGATAACATCAACTTCAATGAAATCTTAAAAGGATATTACGCTGAAATGAAGGATCCTAAAAATGCTGAAAAAACAGGTGATGAACTTAAAGCTATTGTTGTTAAAAACTTAGCTAAAGATCCTTTATACTATACTAAAGATGGTGAATTTGGAGTTAAAGGTGTAGGATACACTATTGAAGCTCCTGGTTTAGGTGAACCTAAAGAACCAAAAGGTAAATATAAATCATCAGGATATGGTGATATTGAGAAAGCTGAAAAAGTAAAAGCAAACGTTCAAGACTCATTAGGTGATAGAGAAGCTAAAACTTCAATGCCTAAAAAAGTAAAAGAAATGCCTGACAAAGGTGTTAAAGGTACTGAAAAGAAAATGAAATTGCAAGAAGGAGAACAAAAACTTCGTTCTTTAATTCGTGATATTATTAAAGAAGAATTAGATAAATAATATGAAATCATTACTTGTAGAAACCAGACCATTTAGTGTATCACCAATGGCTCTTACTGAAGGTAAGAGTATGAGTGGTAATCCATTAGTTGAA